ATAAATTTCAAAGATGGCTAAAAAGATTTAAGCCGGAATACTTTGATAAATATGAAAAAGGATATGGACGAGGAGAAATAGATATCCAGAAAGTTAGTTTTGGATATCATTTGTGGTATAAGGGCGAACTTTTAGGAACGTTAATTGAGAGGTAATTTAATGAGAGGGGCGAGGGGGACTATAGGGGGAGTGGGGAGAGCTAGTTAGTTAATAAATAACTAAAAAGTAATAGTAATATAAATTTATTATATTTTTTAAAAAAGAGAGGTGTTGTCAGTGAGATGTAAAGGTAAAAAAAATAACGGTGAAAGATGTACCAGAGATGCTAAAGCGAATTCAAAGTATTGCTGGCAGCATCAACCAGATGTTGAAGATGTAGGAGGCCAAAGGCCAAAATTTGAAACTGTTTATGAAATGCAAAAGTTAATTAATGAATATTTTGATAGCTGCTTTATTCAAGAAGAGACTGAAGAAGGCGAGGTTTACCAAAAACAAATAAGGCCTTTTACTGTTACTGGATTGGCCTATAGTCTTGGAATGACAAGGCAGGGTTTATTAGATTACCAAGCAAAAAGCGAAGAGTTCTCTGACACGATTACGCGTGCGAAGACTAGAATTGAAATGTATGCTGAAGAGCAACTTTTCAGAAACCAGGGAAAAACAAATGGAGTACAGTTTAATCTTAAAAATAACTTTAACTGGAAGGATAAGCAAGAAATTGAGCATGATGTTAATAACATTTCTAGTGTTGAGATTGAGCTGGTAGATGATGAAGGCTAAACTGAAAGTCAAAAAATCAGAGTTTAACCTTATTTATCGAGAAAAAGGTTTAAACAATGACAATTATTTTCAGATATATTTTGGCGGATCATCTTCCGGGAAAAGTTATTTTTTAGCTCAAAGAGTAGTTCTTGATGTGATGAAAGGCAGAAATTATCTAATAGTAAGAAAAGTAAAAAACACTGTAAGAGGTTCTGTTTTTAATGAGATTAGGAAATCAATAATAAATTTTGGTTTAAGTAAATATTTTAGTATTAATAAATCTGAAATGACTATAACCTGTTTGATCAACAATCGTCAAATTCGTTTTGGCGGCCTAGATGATGTAGAAAAGATTAAGTCAATCACTCCTATTAATGGAGTTTTTACAGATATCTGGATTGAAGAGGCTACTGAAATAACTCAAAATGATTTTAAGCAGCTAAAAAAGAGACTAAGAGGTCAATCAAAACACAAAAAAAGAATAACTATTTCTTTTAACCCGATACATAAATCTCACTGGATTTATGTACATTTTTTTGGAATCTGGCAAGATGACAAGCAATATATTGAGGGAATGGTTGACGGCCTCAATTGCAGCATCTTAAAAACAACCTATAAAGATAATGAGTATTTAACTGAGCAAGATATTGCTAACTTAGAGAATGAATCTGACCAGTATTATTATGATGTTTATACATTAGGTAACTGGGGAGTTCTTGGAAACCTTATATTTAATAACTGGAAAGTCAAAGATTTATCTGATCAGATGGATAAGTTTAATAATATATTTTATGGTCTGGATTGGGGCTTTTATCCTGATCCTTTCGCTTTCGTACAGATGCATATTGATGAGAGAAAAAATAAAATATATATATATGATGAATTATATTTATATCAGCGCACAAACGATACTTTAATTGACACAATTAAAAACAAATATAGTGGTGGTAGAAAAATTGTTGCCGATAGCGCTGAACCTAAAAGCATTAAATATTTCAAGAATAATGGCGTTCGAATTAAAGCTGCCGAAAAAGGGCCAGGCAGTATTGAATATGGAATTAAACGACTTAAAGATTATGAAATAATTATTCATAAAGATTGCATAAACACTAAAAATGAATTTAGTTTATACAAATACAAAGAGAATAAATCTGGTGAAGTTTTACCAGTCCCGGTAGACAAAAACAATCATATTATTGACAGTATTAGATATGCAACCGAAGAGTTAGATCATAGCAAAGGTATTTATGAGGCTTTATCAAATTAATGGAGGTGATAAACTTTGGCAGATAAAGGAGTTTTTAACGTATTAAGACAGGATTTCATGCACTCGCAAAACCCAAACAGTTCCAAAGGTAAGTTGCTGGGGCCAAACGGTGATCCTCTCACTCAGCAGAGACCAAATGAGGGACCGCCGCTTTCTGATCAGGATATAACTTCTCTTTATAAAAGCAATCGTATTTTTCAGAATGTAGTTGATATACCAGCTGAGGACATGACTAGAGAGTGGATATCAATAGAAGCTGACAAAAAGATTAAAGAAGCTATTGAAAATAAACTTACTAAACTGGATGCTCAACCTAAAATGCAGGACATGTGCAAGTATGAAAGGTTGAGAGGTGACGGTTTCTGCAGTATTGGTGCCAGACAGAATGTTGAATTTGAATTAGAGGAAGAACTCACCGATAAACAGCTGATTGACATTGATTATATTCATGCTTTTTCAGGCAACAAAATACATGATACTGAGATTAACGAAGATATGTTCTCTCCAGAGTACGGAGATATTGAAAAGTTTAAGATATCCGGAGTTGGAGGTCAGGGAGAAAGGAAAATTCACAAATCAAGACTTTTGCATTTGCAAGTTAGAACTGTAGAGGATGAAGCAATGGGAATTCCTCTTATCCAGTCAATATTTGACCCTCTAACTATTTTTGATAATGCAGCATGGTCAGTAGGCCAGTTGCTTTATTCGCTTGTTTTTAAGGTCCTCAAGTCAGACGGAGTAGATGTAACTGACAATGAAACACGCCAGAAAGTACAGAGCCAGCTTGAATTTGAGTTCAATACTCTTTCGCTGGCATTGATTGGCAAGGAAGATGATTTAGAGTTTAAGAGCCCTACCGGCTCACTATCCAGTTTAAAGGATATGCTCGACTTTGTTTGGGATTATCTGGCCGGTGCTGCAAGAATGCCTAAGAGTCATATAATGGGCCAGCAGCAGGGTACAATTACTGGAGGACAGTTTGATAGCCTAAATTATTATGCAAGAATTGCCGGACTCCAGGAAAACTATTTAAGACCATTAATTGAACAGCTGATTGATCTTTTATTCTGGTCTAAAGACAGTGGAGTTGCTAATGGACGCACTGATCCAGATGGCAAATATTCAATTTCTTTTAATCCATTATGGAAACTGGATAAAGAAACTGACGCCAAAATCAGAAAGACAGTTGCTGAAACAGATGCAATATATATCAAAAATCAAGTTTATACAGCTGATGAGATAAGAGAAGAGCGGGCCAGTAAAAGCAGTCTGATGGAGAAATTAGACATGGCTGATGATGAAGCTCTTGAAATAGCAAGAAAAGTAAAGGGGGCACACAAAAATGCCTCTTCCTAAAATACTTTTCCCTGCCAATCATGCAGTTGATTATTATGAAGAGTTAAGTGATTTGGTTGAAAAAATGAATAAAGATGTCATTGATTTTGTTGATAGGAAAGTTGCTCCATATTTACGGAGAAATGACTCTTATAAAAAAGACAGCGAAATGGATGACATAATCAAAGGTCTTGAGGAGCTGAAAGAATCAGCTATTACTTGGGCCTTTTCTGATGCGACTGCAAAAAAGTTAGCTGATAAATTTTCTAGAAGGGTTAAAAACCACACAAATAATCAAGTTAAAGAGCAGATCAGGTCAGTTATTGGAATGGATCCACTTAAAAGAAACCAAAAACTTGAAGATGCAGTTAAGGCTGCAGTCTCGGAAAATGTTAGCTTAATTAAATCAATTCCGGAAGAATACCATAAACAGTTGGATACTATTGTGCTGCAGGGGGTGAGGTCCGGTGAGAGTATAGACGATATCAAAGATAATATTCAGAATGTCTATAAAAAAACAGATAATAGAGCAAAATTTATTGCAAGAGATCAGGCAGGCAGTATGCTTGGTGACTTTACAAAGTTGAGACAAAAAGAGCTTGGACTTAAAGAATTTATCTGGAGGGATTCAGATGATATTAGAGTTAGAGACAAACACAAAGCTTTAGACGGCAAAAAGTTCACCTGGGAAGAAGGAGCAAATGGTCTTTTCCCCGGGAAAGATTATAACTGCCGATGTACAGCCGAAATTGTTGCCGAAGAACTAGACGAACTCTG